GGTGCTAAGAAATGAAGAAAAAAGAAGCAGAAAAAAAAGCAGAAGAGATATCAAAAGCATTCGCAGATGGTTTAAAAAGCATTAAAGACCTTATAAATGAGAAAGAGAAAGCAAATGAAAAAAAATTTGCAAATTTGGAAGAAAAGTTGACTGATTCTAAAAAGAATACATTAAAAGTATTCGTAGATGAAGATACAAAAAAAGACTTTTCCGATCTTAGTGAGAAAGAGGTAGCCGACGCTTTTGCTTTGGCACTTATGGGAAGAGATGAAACAGCCTTAAAAGCTTTTCATAAAAAAGCGTTTAACGATTTGTCTACAAGAGCTAAAGCTCTTTCAGAAGGGACTCCTGCTGACGGTGGATATTTAGTTCCGCAAGAGTTTTATAACAGATTAGTTATAGAGCGAGATAAGCGTATTTCAATGCGAAGCAAAGTTAATGTTATTCGTGTAAATACTAATACATTGACTATTCCTAAGCACGGAACAGGTCCTGAAGTTTATTGGACAAGTGAGGGAGTTCAAAAAACTACTACTACGATGGACTTTAGCCAGCCAACTATTACTGTATACAAACTTGCTGCCATCATATACTTGACCGACGAATTAATGGAGGATGCTGCTTTCAATTTAACTGATGTAATTGTTAATAGATTTGCAGTTAAAATGAATGAAGCTATTGAAACCGCCATTATAGCTGGAACAGGTGTAGGACAGCCTACTGGTATTTTTATTAATGCCGTTGTAGTTGCTGCTGCGAGAGCTTGTGTAGGAAACCTTGACTTTGACGATATGATTGACTTGATTTACGATCTTCCAGAAAAATACCGCTCCAATGCTAGCTTTATTATCCATAATAATAATGTTAGAGAATTGAGAAAAATCAAAGATAATGACGGACGATACATCTGGCAAGAACCTGTGACGACTGGTCAACCAGCTACTATTCTAGGATATCCTGTTTATTTGACTTACGATTGCGGAGAAGACGAAATAGCCTTCGGAGATTACAAAGAAGCTTATTGGCTAGCAGATCGTCATCAATTGCGAGTTAAAATCACTAACGATACCGATACTACTTTCACAGAAGACAAAACTGGAATTCGTGTAGTTGAAAGAGTTGGTGGAGATGTTGTCGTGACTAACGCTATCAGAATACTTAATACTATTCCGTAATAGTTTTTTAACATTTGCTCTCTTTATCTTAGGGGAGCAATGCTAGAAAATTATATGCAAAAAATCAAATTATTAGAAAATTATAAAGAACACAAAAAGGGAGATATTATTGAAGAAAAAAATAATATAGTTTTTGGATTGATAGATAAAAATAAAGCTAAATTATTTGTAGGAATAAAAAAGAGAAAAGATACGATGTTAAGAAAAAGTGGAGTAATACTTAAAAAATATAAAAAATGAGTGTAGTCGCTTACGCATTAGTCACGCTTGATAATGTGAAAACTTTTTTAGGAATAACTGGAAGCTCAAAGGACGCTATTTTAGAGATGTTAATAAATATGATTACGGATCATATTGAAAAGCGAACTGGGCTTAGATTTACAGATACAACATATTCAGAAGAAGAATATGATGGGACTGGAGTTAAAACATTATCAATAAATAATTTTCCGATTACAGCCACACAGGCATTTAAATTAGAACAAAATAACGCTTGGGATAATAGCGATGACTGGGAAGAAGTTGATACAGATGAGTATTGGGTTGATAACGATACAGGGATAATAACTAAAACTAGTGTGTTCGCTAAAAGCACTAAAAATTTCAGAATAACATATTCAGCAGGATACACGACAATCCCATACGATTTACAATTACTAGTAATGAATTTAATATCAGAAATACTAAACAAAAGAAGCTCGGCTGGAGTATTAGAAGAAAGATTAGGAGATAGAACAGTAAAATTTGATGTTGTTTCAATTATAGATAGTAATTCAGAATATAAAAATATATTAGCTAATTATAGAAAAATACCAGTATGATCCTATTAGATAAAACCGTAAGCGTTCACAGATTAACGGATATAGATTCAAACAAAAGTAGCTTTTCAACATTCACACTAGATCAAGACGCTGCCATACAGCCAGCAGGAGATACTAAATCAGGTGGAGGAGTGGGAAATTACGATAAGCTATATAAGATTTATATGGATGTAGATACTGATATACAAGAGGGAGATAAAATTAAGGATTCGGACGGAAATATTTATTTAATTGAATCGGGAGGAATAGAAAATAGAGATGATGGATTAATTGCGGATCATTTGGAATTAATTGTAAAAAAGGTAAATGGTTAAATTAGAAATTAAAATTAAAAACGGAAAACAGCTCTTAGCCAAAATGAATAAATATCCAAACCGAATGGCAAAAGAATTACAGATGGCTATGGCTAAGGTTGCAGTCTTTGGATCGGGAGCAGTTAAGGGAGTTATAACATCGGGAGTTGATATGTGGAAATCTCCAATTAAAACTGGACAAATGAGGCAAGGAATATCAGCTAAAAGCAGTGGATTAAGAGCGGAGATAAAAACTTCATCAAGAACGCCTTATGCAATTTATGTTCACGAGGGAACGAGAAGAATGAGAAAAAGACCATTTATGAGCATAACCGCTAAACGAAAAAGAAAAGATATTGAAAGGTTTTTTAACAAAGCTATTGAGAATGCAATAAAATGAGTTATATAAATTTAAAATCACAGATAATATCAAAGCTAGAAACAATAGGAGATATACAGCAAGTTGAAGAATATCCAACAACAGATGTAAACGGATATCCAGCTGCGATAGTTAGAAGCCTAGAAATGGATAACGAATATGAAACGACCTGCGATAATTTAGAAACATACAAATTCGTGGTTTACATATTGGGAGAAAATTCAGCAGGGTTCAAGGGGATTAAAAAAACGAGAAGCCTAATAGAAGAATTATCAGATACCGTTGTAGATGCTTTTGATAACGATGAATTTTTATCAGGCATAAGTTTGCCAGCCAGAAAACAAATGGTCGGTATTTATCCAGCAAGAAGCAGTATAGATGAAGTTGAAGACGGAAAATATGTTGAGGCAGAAATAAATTTAGATATAAGAATAATTAAAACATTAAATTAAAAAAATATGAGCGAGTTTATTGGACGAAAGTCAGCAGTAGGAATCGGTTTAGAAGCTATAAGAGGAGTTGGAGTTGTCGCCACAAAACTTCTAGGAAAAACCGATTATAATTTTGACGACAAAGCGAACAAAGCTAGAAGCGGTGAGGGGCTAGGATACATTGCAGGCGAGGGATCGCAATCAGTAGTAGTTATGAAAATGGCGGAGGGCGATATAGAAAGCGAAGTAGGAGCTCAAAGCTTTCCTATGGTGCTTTCAGCTGTTTTGGGAGGAGCTATATCAAGTGCTGCTGCCACATCAGATTATAAACACACAATAGCTGCCGATAACGATAATCAGCACGCTACGCTGTCAATACATGTAGATGATGACAATGGGGACTTACTATTCAAAGGATGTATGGTTGATACCTTTGAGTTATCTGTAAATCAGGACGACTTCGTAAAATTTACAGCAGGATTAAAATCTTATGTAAGTAGAGATTCAAGTTTTGATTCTTCAACATTGGATGCCCTGGATTATAAATTTGTAGGGAGAGATTTAGAGTTTAAGGTGGCTGCCAATACGGCTGGCTTAGGTGCTGCTACGGCTATTTGCTTAAAAGATTTAACACTGACTATAAATAAGAATGTGGATTACGATATTTGCTTGGGAACATTAGAGCCAGACGATATACTTAATAAGCAAATTACGGTTCAGGGATCATTAACTTTGAATTACGAGGATAGGACTTGGAGAGATTATATGCTAGACGGAGATTATAAAGCGATTGGAATTAAATTGACAAATTCAAGGCAAACGATGGGTAGCGAAAACCCAGAGTTTTATATTGAATTTCCTAGGGTTGACTTCTCGGAATGGGAAGCACAAAGAGGAAATGACGAGATCGTGACTCAGACTATAAATTTTAATATGCTACTAGACATTGACAATAGCCAATTTATTTCGGATTGTTATTGTGTAAACGACATTGCTTCTTACTAGTTTAATAATTAAAAAAAATAATTATGGAAAGAGAAACTAAAAAATTAACACTTCCAATATCAAAAAAGGAAGTAGAGATTAAAACTTACATAACAGGTAGAGAATCAAGAGAGATAAGAGATGTTTTTCTAAAAGAAATGAAAGTAAGTGGGGTAGGGGGAGAAGTAAAAGAAGTAAACGCTTCATTACAATCGGAAGCGGAAAATAAAGCGATAAAAATAATTATAGTTTCAATTAATGGAGATAAAAACGATATTTTAGACAAAATATTAGACTTGCCATTGAGAGATTATAATTTTGTTATGAAAGAAATTAACGAAGTGGAGAGCGGATTGAGTGCAGAAAAAAAAACGAAATAGAAAATCAAGTAGCTAAGCTTGTAGCAGGTAGAAGCATAATGGTGGATAATATAGTAGGAGTTGCATTGACTTGTAAGTATATGCACTGGGATTGGAATACTTATAATAATCAGCCAAAAGAATTTATAGAAGTAATTAATATAATAAAAAGAGAAGAAGCTAAAAGTGCTATGAGAAAATAAAGATATGGCTGCTACACAACAATTAAAATTAGTTATAAGTGCTAAAAATGATGCTAGTAATGTTTTATCAAAAATAAATAACGACATAGGGAAATTTAGCAATAACTATAAAACAAAAATGGAATCTGTTAAGCGAGTAGCTAAACAGGTTTCTTTAGCTTTTATTGCAATTGGGGCTGCTGCGGTTGTAATGGGTAAAAAGTCAATAGACGCTTCAATTAAAATGGAAAATTCAATAATAGGATTATCTACAGTTTCAAGAGCATTCGGTCAAGATCAGGAAAAAGCCAAAGAGGCTGCGATGAGTTTAGCAAGCGATGGTTTATTATCGGTAGCTGAAGCTTCGGAGGGATTAAAAAACTTATTAGGAGCTGGATTTAATTTAAAAGAAGCGACCAAATTAATGGACGGATTTAAAGATTCTGCGTCTTTTAACAGGCAGGGAATGCTAAGCTTTGGAGAATCTATAATAGGAGCAACGCAAGGAATAAAAAACCAAAATTCAATAATGGTTGATAACGCTGGTATTACAAAAAACTTATCCATTATTTTAAAAGAAGCTGGTTATTCAATACAAGATTTAGGAGGAATTACAACTGATACAAATATAAGGATGGCTCTGTATAATGGATTATTGAAAGAGATGGCTATATTTGAGGGAGATACAGAAAGGGCTAGTGAAACACTGGGAGGAAAAATAAGTAAATTAAAAACAAAGATATTCAATTTACAGGTTACGATAGGAAATGCTTTAGCACCAGCCGTAATAGAAGTTATAGCAGAGCTTGAAAAATTTATTAAAACGATTTCCGATTCTGGTGGATTAGAAAGAGCTGTAAAAAAACTTTCAGAAGCTGTGATAAATTCTATAAAGTGGATGAGGGAAAACAAGGAAACAATAGGAACTGTGGCACACGCTTTTTATCTTTTGATGAAAGCCGTGGTGACTGTAGCTAAAGCAATATCCTCGGTTATAAAAGTATTAAGTAAAGTATTAGAGGCTGTGTTCTATTCTTGGTTTAGAGCAACCGATAAGGCAGGAAATTCATTTAAATACTTAAGAGATGTAGTATCGGGCGTAGTTAATTCTATAAAAAATTCAATAAAAGATATGTCAGAATACATATCAAGAAAGATAGAAAATGTATTAGAAATAATTTCAAAATTAAAAGAAAAGATGAGCGGACTGGGCAAAAAGATGAGCGGAGGGTTGGGAGATATTTTTGGATTCAGACAATTTGGAGGAGCGGTGCAATCAGGTAATCCAGTAGTAGTAGGAGAACATAGACCAGAAGTCTTTGTTCCATCGCAAAGCGGTAATATAAAACAATTAGATCAAGCGGGAGGTAGAGAAGTTAATATTAATTTTAATAATGTAAGCATTACAAAAGACGCTGATATAGATATTTTAATTGACAAAATTAAAAGGGCTTTTGATCGGGACGCTTCTCTTGGAATGCTAGGAGTAAAATAATGGCTGCAAGAAATATATCATTTGATAGTGTAAATTTACAAGATGGAAATGTTATAACTAAAAACATTTCTTTTGAGAGTGTAGATAATAGAAATATAAATTTCCAAAGCTTAGGAAGAGATGGAGGAAAGGCAGTTGACGAGAAGTTTGAAATAAAATCAATTACAGTAAACGGAATTATTAAAGATACAAGTGCTTCAAATTTAGATGATAGAATTGATGATTTAAAAAGAGATATAATGGGAGTGCTGGATAGAGATTTAGATATAGATTATATTTCAGGCACTAGGAGATATGTTGCAAGTTGCACTAATTTTTTAATAACAAGAGAATTTTACAATTTAACTTATGTAGAATTTCAGGCTGTATTTTCAGTAGTAAAACCGTTCGCGAAAGATATAGATACGACTACGGGAGAATATTCAGCCATAACAACAGCGGAAAGAGATAGCATAGAAATAGGAGGAAGTGCTAAGCCATTGCCAAAATTGCAGTTTACTATAAATAGCGAAACGGATTTAACACAGATAGAATTTAAAAATACAACAACGGGAGATACGATCACAATAAACGAAGACTTTGAAAACGGAGATGTATTAATAATAGATATGGACGAATTATCAATAACGCTAAACGGAGATGAAGTTGATTATACTGGCTCTTTTCCAGAATTTGAAACTGGTTGGAATGACTTTTATGTTTGGTTTGAGGGAACGGCTTACGATGTTGACTTAAAGATTATATATTATAAATTATGGCTGTAAAGAAATATACATACAAGCTATATGATAATGACGGAACTTACATAAAAACAATCAAGGATATTATAACTAGATATCCAGAATTTACGATAGGAATAAACGGAGGAGTTGGACAATTGGTTTTAAGCATAGCAAAGACTTGGAAAGAGTTTTTAACGGATAATGATTTTGAGTTATACAACGAGATTAAGGTAGTTGTAAATGACAACGAAAGCAACGAAAAGCAAATTTATTCAGGTTATATTTCACAAAGAAAGTTTGAATTATCAGAGGGAAAAGAAGCAGTTTCTTTGACATTATTAGGATATGTTTCAGAGCTTACAAGCTCCGTGTTGATGATTAAAGATGCAGGTGATAACTATGGAGCTACTGGGCTACAATTTAGCTCAGAAGAGCCTGGAGAGGTGCTGGAATACATAATAGACAGCTATGCGGAGTTTTACAGCGGAAAAATAACATATACGGCTGGAAGTATTGAAGATACAGGCAATGTTATCACTGATTTATTCAATATGAATACGATAAGAGAGGCGATAGATATAGTTTTGCAAAGAAGTCCGATCGGCTGGTGCTGGTATGTAGATGGAGAAAATATAATTCATTTGAAAAGCACTGATAAATATACAGCCGATCATAGTTTATTCATAGGAAAGCATATCAAAAATATAACAGCTATTCAGAATATGGAAGAAGTGAGAAATGATGTTATAATAATAGGTGGAACGCCAGACGGAGAAGAACAAATATCAAAAAGATATAGAAACCAGCAGTCAATAACTGATTATGGCAGAAGAACTTTCATAAAAAACGATGGAAGATTATACAATAGCGATAGTATAGATTTTTTGGGAAAATATAATTTAGGAACGAAGTATGCTCCAACATCGGAAATAGAATTTGATTTAGTTGACAGCAATATTGACAGTAATAATGGATATGATATTGAATCAATAAATCCTGGGGATATAATACAGATAAATAATCCAAGAAGCAAAAAAAGGAAAACGCTATGGGATATTTCAGAATGGGATGTAGATTATTGGGATTTTTCAAATAAAGATGTAATTGGTGATACAGTAATAGTTGAGAGTATTAAATATTACGGACACGGAGCGAGAATATACGCTTCAAAATCAGTTCCAGGGTTGGGATTTAGATTAGAAGATGTTAAAAGGAATTTAGAAAATTATTTAAATAGCTCGGTTGTCGTCAATACAGAAGCAGAAGAAGATATTTATTTTACTTTTGACGCTGACGGCAATTTAGTAGGGACAACATAATGGCTGCAACACCAACAATACCAAGTCAATTTGTAAAAACAATAACAATCGGAGGATCAAGAAGTCCAGGGCGTTTAGTAATTTTAAATGGTGAAATATTAGTTTCAGATGGTTCAAGTTCAGACAACTATAATTTAAAAATTGACGGAGAGAATAAGAGAATATTAATTAATGACGGAGCAGATGATAGAGTATTAATTGGTTATGATTTAGGAGGATTTTAATATGGATTATGGAAAAAAAATATCACAAGCTGGATATGATGTAAAAAGTTGTTTAGACAAACAATTAATATTAAGTTCGGAGTTCAATTCTTTGAAAATTAGCAAAGAGGGAGCAACAACATTGGCAGTAAATAATGGTGCTACACAAACAAAAACAATAGCTCACGGATTATCATATACACCATCACATTATATTTTTGTAGAGGAATTAACATACGGGGGAAATAATTATTGGCTTTGTGATGGTGGAGGAGGTTATGCAATGCCTTTGTATGATCCCAGCAAGGCAAGCGGAGATGGAACATTCCATAGTGATAGCTCTTATTTCAGTGTTTATGCAGACGCTACCAATGTTTATATAACAATAAATAATTTTAGCGGAATCAATAAAACATACAATATTTATTATTTTATTTTAATAGAAGACAATGGGTAATTGGGGAATGAAAATTAGCAAAGACGGAGAAGATGTTAAAACAACGGCAGATAAAAATCTAACAACATCTTCAAAGTTTAATCAGTTTAAAATACATTCACAGGGAAGTTTCACGGTGACTGTTCCAAATGGAATGGTGGTTGGTTCAACAACTATAAATCACGGATTAGGATATATACCAGCTATATTGGTATTTTTAGAAGAAATATCTGGAAGCGGAAAGAAATATATGTGTATGTTCAAAGGAACAAACAATATAGACGCAGAAGTTGGAACAGCTAATTTAGTTGTAGATGTGACTTATCCAATTTCAGGTGCTGCAGTGGGGGATCAGGTTCACGATGGATATTACTTTATTTTTAAAGATAATTTAGTATGACAGATTACGGAGAAAAAATATCAAGGGATGGATATGATGTAAAAACAGCGACAGATAAGCAATTAGTTTTGAGCTCAAAATTTAAAACATTTACAATTGCTTTATCAGGAAGTTTTAATATAACAATTTCAAGCGGTGATTATAGAACAAGAACATCAGTAGCTCACGGATTGGGATATGTTCCAGCGTTTATTATAGAGGGAAAAATGAGCACGGAAAGCCAATATAAAAAATTGCCATATACTCCAGCTAAATTTGATGTTGTAAATCCATTCTTATATTGCTGGGCGGATGATACAAATATTTATGTAGAATTACAATATGGATTAGGAGCTCCAGCAAATAAAACTGCTAATATAAAATATTTTATTTTTAATAATCAAATACAATGATACTATTTTACAACAAAAAAACAGGGAATATTTTTGGAACTATTGATGGGAGAGTTCATAATGAAAAACAACTAAATAATTACATAGTGGACAAAAGCATAGAAGAAAAAGAGATAGGAAAATTTGTTATTGGTTGGATTCAAAAAGGCGGAAAACAGATAGGACAAAATCTAGACCAATTTAAAACATTGGAAAAATTTGAAAGTATTAGTCCAGTTAGTCCTCTGGATTATAAAATTGAAAATGGAAAATTATTATTAAATAAATAAAAATATGTTAAATAAAGCAACTGCCAAAACGATAATTAAAAGTGCGGAATACAATGAGAATATGGAAGCGGTAGAAGATGGCTGGATACCAGCTGGAGAAACTTGGACATATGCTTCAGCAGACGCACCAACTTATATTTTCACGATTACAGGGGATAAGACCTCTAATTATTCAGCAGGAATGAAAATTAAATTAACTCAGCCAACTGATGGGGTTAAATATGGAATTATAACAAAGGTAGCTTATTCTGCTCCTAATACAACAATTACGATTTATATGGGGACTGATTATGATTTAGACAATGAAGCTATTACTAGTCCGTATTATTCATTGGTAAAAGCTCCCCACGGATTTCCATTAGATCCTGACAAATGGACGGTGGAGGTAACAGATGCTAATAATAGGACTCAAGCTAATGCTGCTAACGGAACTTGGTATAATATAGATGCTTCGCATAAAATTAATGTTCCAATTGGTATTTGGGAAGTCGGATATATAGCTTATCCTTTGGTAGAAGAACAATCATTAAGATATGTTTCTGTAATGTTGACCTTGTCAAAAGCAAATAACACACAAGATGATAATGAGTTTTCAACTATAGCTCAAAACAGGGCTGAAATTGGAGCAAATTTCTTACGGGCTGGAGGTTCATTAACAACCAGAAAGAATCTAAATTTATCCACCAAGGACACTTATTACTTAAATGCGATGTCATCATGGATTGGTGGTGATGACGATATAATTATAAATGGAAGTGTGATAACAACTAGAATATGGGCAATTTGTGCTTATTTATAAATAATTAAAAAATATGAATAATCTAAAAAGGCTTTGGTCTAGCCGAACAATAAGACTAGCTTTACTTCAGGCAATAGTAGGAATTGCAATAGCATTTGCTACTGAATATGAAGCGGTCGGAATAGTTGCTATTATTAAATCAGTGGCTGATATTTTAATCAGAATAGATACAAAGACAGAATTATGAGTGACGAAAAAAAATCATTTGTAAGAAATGAATTGAAATGGATAAGTATTGTTGTAGCTTTTACAGCGTCGGTTTTATTTAATTATTTTGCAGTGACTAAATCTGTAAATATGAATACTTATAGAATAACTGAAATAGAAAAAGATAGAGCATTCAAGTGGTCTAATTATGAAGAATGCACAGAAGAAAGAAATGAATTATTAAGATCCATAAGTTTGGATATAGCAGTTATTAAAACAAAATTAGAGATTGAAAATGGAGCTCATCGAAAATTTGGAGGATAAAATGGCTTTCGCAATTAGTTTTGATATAGCAATTGTTGTCGGTTTAATACTTTTCTTATGGTGGCTTGACAGGAGGTTCTAATGAAAACAATTTATCGTAAGATTTGTCCTATTTGCCAAAAGGAAGATAACAAAAATGCTAACACGCATAAAGTTATCAAAAAAATTTGCAGTCGTTGCCTCAGAGAAATCCGTAATTCAATGTGGATTAAGGAATGGGTAAAGCAGAAAAAAGGAGGTACATAATGGTAGAGATTAGAAAGTGTAGTGGTTGCGGACGGATCTTAGGATGTAAAAACGCTGGACTGGAACGCCTCTGTATGCACTGCCAAAAGTATGAGCTGTGTATATTCCGCCTAAGATATTCACACACCTCTGCCAATAATGTCAAAGATATTAAAGGCATAAAATTCTGCGTTTGTGATATTTGCCAACGAGAGCGTATGGAGGGAGGACAAAATGCAGTATTATGAATCCATAGAAAACGATGATACAATAGCCATAATTTTTGAAGGCAATGAGATACCACTCGGTTTCAAAGTAATGTCTGACCTTTTGAAAATTATGGAGATGAATGGAGGGACACAATCTCCTGAAATGGAACACTGGCTCAAAGAAGCCAGAAAAAAGTTTTATCCATCATCTGAAACCCTCCAATAAAACGAGGGAGTAAGCTGGAATTTCCAGCCTACTAAAAAGGAGGATAAATGAAAATTTGCGGAAGCTGTGTATTCTTTGTTGCAGAAAAAAATATAAGATCCATAGAAGAATCTTATTGCGTTCTACAAATGAAAAAAGCAAAGAGGACTGATACAGCGTGCAAAAACTTTGAACAGAAAAATGATTCAAAGATGCTCAATGTTTTATCAAGAAATAATGAAACAATGTTTCACGGATTTTCATAAGCAGGCTTAAAAAAAGTCTGCTTTTTTAAAATAATAATGTAATGGTTTAGAGGCTTGTCTAAGCCATTATAAAGTTATCCACAGAATAAAACATAAAAACACTTGACAAAACAAACAAAGGGGAGTATACTAGAGATAGTCAAATATTAATAATAAAAATATGGTTATCAAAGAGTTTTACGGAAATTATAAAGTTTATACATTATATGACGGTTTTATAAAAATAGACTTTATAAAAGATAACGGAGTTTGGTTAATAAGAGTTGATTAATTATTAAAAAGTTTTGGGTGAAACTTAAAACAAATTATGCGTAAAAAAAGGACAGTTGAATTTACGGAGTCTGATTATTTAAAAATAAGGATTGCGATCATTCTATTGTCAATCGTAATTGGAACTTCTTATATGTTTGTTTATGAGGAGATAAACGAACTAAGAAGCGACTACCGAGAAGCGATGAAGATAGTAGATGATTATAATGATAGAAAAAGTGTCCGTGCTTCGGTGAAAGCGGAGGCACTGGACACGCCTATGCGGGAAAGCGGTGAGGGCTTTGAGCCAACCGCACCTGCTAAGGAGATAGGAGAGATTTCAGCATACAATGCGGAAGAAAATCAAACAGACGGAGATCCGACAATTATGGCTTCTGGCAAAAAAGTTTATGAGGGAGCAATAGCTTGTCCGTCAAGATTTGCATTCGGGGATAAAATAGAAATTGAAGGATTAGGAATTTATATATGCGAAGATAGAATGAATGCAAGATACCGACATACGAATAACTTTGATATTTTTATGTGGGATCATAATGAAGCAATTAATTTCGGAAGAAAAGAATTAAGTTTTAATAAAATATAATGATAGAAATATTCAAAAATTCAAATTCAATATCAGATTTTATAGAAGAGTTAGAAAACGAAAACGAGCTAAGCGAAAATGAAAAAGAAGAAGCCGTGTGTATATATTATGAGTTAGATTTTAAATACAAAAACTAGAAAAAACTTGACAAAAGATAAAAAAGGAATATAATAAAGAAAAGGTCGGAGTATAAACATTAAATAGAAATATATGATAGAAAAAGATAAGTGGTATTCATTGAAAGAAATAAAAGAAAAAAAACTAATACCGATTTTCAAATCTTCTTATTCAGCTATTAAATGGATTGAAGCTAAAAAGTTAAAAGCTATTAAGATAGGAACTGATAAAGGGACAAGATATAAAATAAAAGGATCGTGGATTATAGAATTTATAGCTAAATGGGAAAGTGGAGATTTTCATAATTAATTAAATTAAAAAAATGAAAAAGACAACAAAGAGTGTAGCTGTAAAAAAAACAGCCAAAGAACTCAAAGTCAATGCAAGGTTTTCAGTAGAAAGTTTAATGCAAAGAGCAATAGAGAAAGATGCTTCAGTTGAAGCATTGGAAAAAATAATGGTAATGAGAAAAGAACTCAAGGCAGAATTTGCAAGAGAAGAATATGATAAAGCAATTTCAAACTTTCAAATGAATTGCCCAGAAATTAAAAAAACGAAAAGCGTTCCGACTAGAAGCGGACAGATCGCCTATTCTTATGCACCGCTAGAATCAATAGTAAGGCAAGTTAAATCACTCCTTGCTGAAAACGGATTAAGCTATTCAATTGAAACTAAAACTAATGGCAAGGTAAAATCAATTTGCCATATTCGCCACATCGCTGGACACAGCGAATCAAGTGAAATGGAAGTGCCACTAGGAACTAAAACAGGAGTAATGTCAGATAGTCAAGTAGTGGCTGCTGCCTCCACATTTTCCAAGAGATACGCATTTTGCAACGCTCTTGGAATAATGACTGGGGAAGAAGACAATGAAGAAAACTTAAAAGAAGCCAACGGAAATGAAGTGGAAGAAGCGAAAGGAAAATTAAATAAGTGTATGAACGAAAAAGAATTATTATCCACTTGGAACAGTTTAACAAAAGAGCAAAAAGCGAATAAGGAGATAATTGTAAAGGCGAACGAAATAAAAAATAATATTGCTGATGTAAAAAATAATTTACAAAAATAAAATTATGAAGATTATAAAAGATTTTAAACAACTATCTCAAGAATGGTTTGAGGCGAGAAAAGGAAAAATGTCTAGCAGTCATTCTCAAGAGATAGGAAATAATGGAGCGGGATTGGATACTTATTGTAAAAAAGTAGTAATGGAAATGTTTTGTAATGACGAGGAGCATTACACAAATACCGATATTCAACGAGGTATAGAGCAAGAACCTAACGCCCGAATGATTTACGAACTTGAAAATGAAAAAGTTGAAGAAGTCGGACTGGTGGAATACAATGATTATTTTGTTTCATCTCCCGATGGCTTAGTTAAAGATGAGGGATGCCTAGAAATTAAATGTATGAATAATTTCAACCACTTCAATTTTATCTTAGATGGGAAAATTCCGAGTAAATGGCTGTGGCAAATGCAAGGACAGCTACTAGCGACAGGCAGAGAGTGGGTTGACTTCGTAGCTTACAACAAAAATTTTGACCGAAACCTGATAGTCGTAAGGGTGGAAAAAGATATGGTGATGCAGGAAAAGTTGATAATGGGAATTGAAAAAGGAAAAGAAATAATAATAAATTTAACAAAAAAATATGAAATATCCAAAACTTCATAATTTCAATGAAATGTTTACTCCACCAGAAGCACTGGATTATATTGTTCCCTTTTTAGATAAAAGTTTAACTTACTGGGAAGCGTGCCACGGAGAAGGACACATAACAAACGAGTTGAGAGAAAGAGGTTTTACGATATCGGGAGATAAAAAGATTGATTGTTTAATTTCCGAACCAAAAGTAAAGTGGGATTTTTTAATAACAAATCCTCCATTCAATGGAAATAAAAAATTTATAAGACGGGCGATAGAATTAAAAAAGCCGTTTGCGTTGCTCATAAGACTAGAGCATTTGGGAGGAGTAGAGGCGATGAAACTTTTAAAAGATTTGGATTTCAAAATAATAATCCCTGAAAAAAGAATAAATTATATCACTCCAAAAATGTTAGCAGGAAAAAAGGTCGGAGGATCACCGTTTCATTCTATCTGGCTAACTTACAGAGTAAATTTACCAAAGCAAATAAATTATAATAAAAATAATAAATAAATAATATGATAAAAATAAAAGCACTGACAGGTATAGAATTTGAAAAACTTACAAAAAAAGAAAAGTTAAAAATGCCCTACACAGATAGGTTAGATATTTTAAAAAAAGAAGTTATATCAAGAGTTCTTTTTATTCCTATCAGAAAAAAGGTCAATGGATACGGAGCAAGTGCGGTTTTCATTGAAAGTAGATTAGGTTGGAATAGAATAGTGGATTATGATTGTTTCAAGTTTTTTATATCTGATAAAGATAAAAGTTATAGATATATACAAGGAGATTTTCAGTATGGAGGAGTTGTTTTCTTTCTAGAAAAGGGAAGTTTAAGCAGATTCACGAATGAATTTATCAAGAAATATAATAAATAATAAAAAAAATTATGAAAAACAATATGAAAATTCAAGCATTCAATCCTACGAAATCAGAAATAATAACCGCAGTAAAAAAAGTTGAGAATCTAACCATAAAAAACATTGATGACGAGGCTGGATATGCCACTGTGAAGACCGCTAAGAAGACTTTAGCTGGTTATCGGACAAGTATAACTAAATTCGGTAAAGAGCAACGACAGGAGGCAATAAAGTGGCAAAAAGAGGTATTGAGGCAAGAGAAAGAACTATTATTTATAATATCGCCGACAGAAAACAAATTAAAAGGAAAATTAGAAGTATTTGATAAAGCGAAAGAAAGAAAAGAAAGGGAGGTTTTATTGCCAACGAGAAGAAAATTAATTGACGATATAGAGGGAGAGCTTAACGACGATGAAATTCTAGCAATGGATGAAAAGGAATTTGCGGAAGTTTACGGAGAAATGAAAATTTTATATGATCAAGAGCAAGAGCGAAAGAAAGAAGCCAAAGAATTAGAAAAGAAAAGACTGGAAGATTTAGAAAAAGCCAAAAAGCAAGCAAGAGCGGAAGCTAAAATAGAAGCGGAACAAGAAAAAAAGGAAGCTATCGCAAATGAAAAGCGAAAAGCAAAAGAAGCGAAACAGAAAATCATTGACGAACAAAACAAAAAAGAGCGAGAGAGATTAGAAGCTGAAGCTGAGGAAAAAAGGCGAGCGGAGGTGGAGGCTCAAGCTGAAAAGAAACGGCAAGAGATTTTAGAAAAAGATAAAAAATTCAGGGAATTTCTAGAAAATAACGGATATGATAAAAACACTGATATTTTAAAGCCAGACGAAAAGGAAGTAGAATTGTATAGAATTGTTAATACATTTAAGAAGTAATATGCAAAAATACATAAAAAATTACATAGAAGCTAATGGATTTGTAGAGGGAGATTTTATCCCTTGTGAAATATGTGGAAAAACAGCAGTAGACATTCATCATATTCTACCGAAAGGGAGGGGAGGAACAGATGAAGCTGAAAATTTAATCGCTCTTTGCCGTTCTTGTCATCAGCGTTCGCATAAAGAGAAAAATCCATACATAGAAGCAGATGAATTATTTAGAATAAAAAACACTTGACACGACAAAGCCCATAGTGTATAATTGAGTTATAATTCTTAATTTAGTTATATGCCAATAATAAAGTGTGATGAGTGTGGTAGTATTTTTTATAAAAGACCAAATAGAATAAAAAGTAGCAAAAACAATTTTTGTTCGCACAAATGTGCTGGAAAGTATACAAGTAAAAAAAATTCACAAATAAAGGTTTGTCCTTTTTGCAAAAGACAATTTAGAATTAAAAATAGCGAAATTAAAAGGAAAAAAACATTGTTTTGTTCTAGGAATTGTTGGCTTTCGTATATTAAAGATAATAAAAAAACCTCAATAGGATCAGACGGATATGAGCATTATGATAATAAAAGGAAGCACAGAGTAATTGTGGAAGAATTTATAGGAAGAAAACTTACAAAAGACGAAGTAATCCATCATAAAAATGGAATTAGAAGTGATAATAGGATAGAAAACTTAATAATAATGACAAAAAGTGAACACCATAAATTACATTATAAAGAAATAAAATATAAGCTATCAAGAAGAATTACTAGGGAATATAAATGTGTTGTTTGTGGTAAAAAATACAAAAGTAAATCTTATAAATCAAAATACTGTTCACAAAAATGTTATAGAGAAACTAGAAAAGAATATTTTAAAAAGTGGGAGCAAAAAAATAGGGAATGCCATATTTTAGCACACGAACATAAATTACATAAAAAAGATTAAGGAATATAAAGAAATAATATGAATAAAGAAGAAAAGTTAAAAAAATTTATCAAAGAGAACAAAAATGTTTGGGCTGTGGGACTGGTTATGACCTTTCATATTTCTGAAGAACAAGCCATAGCATTCATAGATGTAATTGTAAAAGATATATTAGAATCTAATAAATAAAATGAATAAAGAAGAATTTGAAAAAAAACATCCAAACGCTAAATCAGATATGATGATAGAAGAAGCTATCGCTAGTGCAGAATTGGCAGAAAAAAAAGAAATTAAAAAACCTAACAATAAAATAAAATGGGAATATCACTACTAGAAATAGAGCTACACAAACAATCAAATAGTTGGATACTTCTAGGAAACTTTAATAGATTCAATTTATTTTTGATTGAATGGAATTACTCAAAAGAAATAGAAATTTTAACAATTATGGGAATAACAATAAAATAATATAAAAACAATAAAACATTGGAAGGGTAAAAAAGTCCTATGCCTTAAATGGAAAGAATTTTACGGTTTTATTCCTGATAAAATAGGAATAGTGATAGAAGAAACTAATGATGAGTGTTTAGTTAAGATTGGGTGGTTTAGGAAAATTTGGACATCTAAATGCATTACTAGAATTAACGAAAGAGTCGGATATTGTAAAAAAATAATCTAATAATTAAAACCTAAACAATAAAATAAAATGGAAAGATACAAAAAAGATTGGGTAAAAACTTGGAACGTTAAGACTATTGTTGGTCAAGCGGTAAGTTTAGGAATGGAGTTTATGGCAATTGATAATGATGAAAAAGATTTATTATATAACAAGAACCTTTTAATAAAAGAATTAAATCGTAAAATCAATAAAATAATATGAAAAAAATTATCAAATTTATAGGAAGAATTTTAATCTTAGTTACAACTCCTGTATGGTTTTTCCCTTATATGCTGTGGTGGCTTTTATGGGAAGAATAGAACCTTAATATTATAAAAAATGATTAAATTCTCACAATAAAATAAAATGAAAAAAGAAATTGTTAAAAAAATAGAAAACATAAAACATCAACTAGGCATAAAAATAAAAATGTCAAAACAAGTTGAAAAAGAGCTTTTAATGAGAGTAAAGTTTTATAAATATTCACAAAAAGAAAAAGAAATTTGGCTAGAGGGATATGAATGTGCTGTAGAATATACCAAAAAACTTTCTTGGTATATTAGATTATTCAATAATTATAAATAAATAAGATAAAATAATATGAAAATACTTTGGATTACAATGTGGCTTTTCCTCCTAATAATGTTTTACATTAGTTGTAGTGTATGTTTTATGGCGGAGATGTATATCTTAGCTTGGATATATGTAATATCATTCGGGGCTTTGATGGTTAAGCTCGGAGAGTATATTTTAAAAGAATAATTATTTAATGCTGGAGTGGCGGACAGTGAGCCGTGTTACGGGAGTTGTTGAATATGTTTTGGCATACTACATAAACCGTGGTGGGCTGATATTTCCAAAAAAATATCAAACGAAAAGAGTTCCCATAATCAACACTGCAAGTTCCTTGACAATAGAATAGAAAGGTTTATAATTAACCTTGTAATTACTAAATAATAACTATGAGGTCAAATAACAAACAAAAAGGAGATAATAGTGAAATAGCTTTTATGTATCAAATCCATCAACTTGGATTTATTGTTTCACAACCATTTGGAGAACAAGTGTATGATTTTATTATAGATTATAACGGTAAATTATCTCGTGTTCAAATAAAAAGTTGTTATCAGGTTGACAAATCAAGCAAAGGAGAAAAATACAAGTTAATGACAGTAAGGGGGGCAAAACAAAGAAATTATAAAAGAAAAGATATTGATTTTTTAATTGGGCGTATAGTTCCAATGAATTGCTGGTATATTATTCCAATATCAGAAGTTGAAAATAAATATACAATAAGTTTGTTTACTGGAGTAAAAAATTCAATTTCAAAATATGAAAAATATCGTGATAATTGGAATTTATTAAAATAGACCTTTCTATTCTATTGTCGGGAGTAATTGGAAACAATTATCAAACCTTGCCTCCAGCATTAAGTAATTATTAAAAAAATATGAAACAATTAGAAACAAAATGCAAAATACCTATTTATGATACAGAGTTATATTTAGAAGTGCTTTCACACTGGAACGATAATGATTTTATAGTTATTAAAATTCAAGGCAAAGAATATACGATATTAGCTGAAGAATTGAGAAAAGCTATTGAAAATTGCACTAATACTAAAATAATTTAAGTTAAAGAATAATTATTAAATTTAAAAATATGAAAACAAAGTATGTCTCAAAAAGAAAATGTCAAAAGTATTCAAACTGCGTTTTATACGCACGCAGAAAAGCAAAAAAATACGGCGTAAAAGTTCCTTACGGTCTATGGACTTTTTGGAACAAAAAAAGAATAATCAATACTCAAAAAGCTAAAAAAGGTCGAGTAGCCGTAATGGCAGAGGGCTTTTGGGGGCATCTCGGAATGGTCTATCGAGTTAAGGGAGATAAAATTTACATTGTGGAAGCCAACTATTACAGATGTAAAAAGACAAAACGCAGAGGGACTAAAAAAGAGTTTAAAATAATTGGTTATAGAAAATAATATGAAAAAATTTAAATTAGTAGATTCATTAAATAAAAAATCACGAGTAAGGCACATAATAGCCTGCAATCGTTATATTAAAAAATTATATGAAAAAAATACAAACAGCATTAGTTATAACAAGTTTCAGATCAAAGGTTGATGGAAGCTTAGGAATAACAGCGTCAACGCCAGAATTATCACCAGTGGAAAAAGTCGCTTTTATGGAATTACAAAATCAAAATTTGGAAGCATTATTTACTCCCACCGAAGAACCGAAAGTGGCGGAAATTAAAGTGGATAAAGATTTAAAAGGGAAATCTCAATCAGCTAGATTAAGAGGTGTATTGTTTGTGAAATGGAAGCAATCGGGAGAAAAGGAAGAATGGGAAACTTTTTACAAAAAAATGATGGAAAAAATATTAGACCAAATAAAAGATACACTAGAATAAATTTATGAATGAGAATATAAGAAAACTAGCGGAAAATCAAAAAAAGATAACAGATAAAATACAAGAGATGGGAGCTAAAATTGAATTATTATTAGCAGATCACGAGAATATTGTTAAGCGACTAGATCGGCACAAGGAGGAGATAAGTGGCATTTGCACAGCCTTAATCGGTGGAAAAATCGTAAATTCAAAGGCTTTGGAATTTCACAAAAGTTTCAAGGTGGAGAAAGAGGATGAAGAACTTGACAAAAAGTAAATTAGGGAGCATAATGAAGATAAATAATCTTGTGAATTATATCGGCAAACTACTCACAAGATGGTTTGCCGATATTTTTATAAAAATAAAAAGTATGGAAGAAATAAAAATAAAAGACGGATCAGGAGATAAGGAATTTTTTACAATAATACCAAATTATATTCTAAATCATTCTACGCATTGGGATAGAGAAGTATATATTCAAATGAAAAGAATTGCTGGAGAAAATGGGAAGTGCTATATGAGCATTCAAAGACTTTCAAAAAAATGCGGAATGGGAAAGGAACGATTAAATAAATCAATTAGATATTTAATAAAACACTGTTGGATAAAATTTATGGGGAAAACTCCAATAATGACTAAAGGGGGGGAGCAATTAGCCAATACTTATAAGGTGGAAAATATATGGAAATTAAATACTAAATTTTACAAAGGGGGGTCGCCACAGGGATACCCCCGAAACAAAGGGGGGTCGCCACAGACTCAAAGGGGGGTCGCCAAAACGCCAAAGGGGGGTCGTGCCACGCCTCCTAAGAAGAACCATTTAAAGAAGATCCATATTAAGAAGAGAGAAAAAGAAAAAATTCTCCCACAAAAATCAGAAAAATTTATAAAAAAATTAAGAAAGATATTTCCAGAGGGAACAACATTTAGTAAAAATCAGATTTCGGAGATTAAAAAATTCATATCTTATTGGACAGAACCAAATAAAAGTAAAACAAAATTGAGGTGGGAGTTAGAAAAGACTTGGGACACGAAACGCCGACTCGGAAATTGGATGAGAAACTGCGATAAATTTAATAAGCCTAATAAATATAAAGCAAAAATGTTATGAGAAAATTTATAAAATTCGTAATGAGCAAAGGAGATCCAATTACACTACCAATTGAATTAGCGGAGAAATTAATTAATGATGAAAATCAATTGCTTAAAATACCAGATAAGGATATGAATTGGTCGGGGCAGACAATAAACAAAGCTCATATAATTTCAACTGACCACGATACAGACAAGGAAAGGATAGAAGCTGAAAATGATAAAATACTTATACCGAAGATTGACGAAACCCGAAATGATAAGAAAACAAAAGAAGCAATAAATAATTTAAAGAAAAATCTTTTTAAGAAAAGAATAATTAATAACTAAAAATAAATACAGACTAATCAAGAACAATTATATAGATATGAAAAAAATTAAATTAGAAAAATGTTCTCACTGTGGAAATGAACCAGTCATCTATTCTAATGGAGGAGTAAATTGCCCCGAATGTTTCCAGCATATAAGAATGTTGACACCCAAAGAAAAAAAAATACATCAGAAAGATATAAAAAAAATGATTGGAATGTATAAAATAATAAAAGATATAGAACAAAATGAATAAAAAAGAACTTATAAAACTAGCCAAGAGAGAAATCAAAGAATGGCAAAAGTTTTTAAAAGAGTTAAATTATGGAACTTATACAAGGAGAATGCCTAGAAGAAATGAAAAAACTAAAAGCTAATTCAGTTGATACTATTCTGTGCGATCCTCCTTACGGATTATCATTCATGGGGGCTAAATGGGATTATGATGTTCCTAGTATAGAGATTTGGAAAGAGTGTCTGAGGGTATTAAAACCCGGCGGAACGGCTTTAATATTCGCAGGAAGCAGAACACAACACAGAATGGCTTGTAATGTAGAAGACGCAGGGTTTATCTTGAAAGATACTATTATGTGGTTATATGGCTCAGGCTTTCCAAAAGCTACTGATATAAGTAAACAGTTGGATAAAGGACATAAGAGAGAGGTTATTAGTGAAAAGAAAAAACTACAATCCTACGGACACGATGGAAATAATTGTTTCGGAGACGATAAGGACAGGGGTGGTGTTCAACAAGAAACAGCCCCAGCAACCCCAGAAGCTAAACTATGGAACGGCTGGAAGAGCCACGGACTTAAGCCAGCATACGAACCAATCTTAGTAGCACAGAAACCTAACGAAGGAACCTATGCAAACAATGCTCTTAAATGGGGAGTTAGTGGGTTGAACATTGACGGTGGACGAGTGGAACATAACGAGCCAGTAAAAACCACAAATAGAAAAAAAGATAGTGGTAATTCTTGGGATAAAGATAATTGTGGATTAAGAAACGAACCAGGGAACATAGCCAGTGCTGATAATAAAGGCAGATTCCCAGCAAATATTATTCTTGATCAAGAAGCTAGTAAAATGTTAGATGAGCAGAGTGGGGAGAGTAAGAGTAGTAATGCTATAAGAAAAAATAATGGAAAATTAGATGATAAAACTTTTGGTAAATATAATGCAATAGATACAACTGGTTTTAACGACAAAGGGGGAGCTTCCAGATTTTTTTATTGTGCCAAAGCTTCAAAGAGTGAACGCAACGCAGGGTGTGAGGGGTTGGAGGAGAAAAAGCTGAGTGATGGCAGAGAGAAAGAAGCTGATAATGCTTATCAAAGAGGAAAGACATTGAGACAAAATTCTCATCCTACGGTTAAACCCCTTAAACTTATGGAGTATCTTTGCACCCTAACGAAAACTCCTACAAAAGGGCTAGTTTTAGACCCGTTTATGGGTTCAGGAACGACAGGGATTGCTTGTAAAAACACAGGCAGAGATTTTATAGGAATAGAGAAAGACCCAGAGTATTTTAAAATAGCCGAAGCTAGAATAAAAAACACTCCTAGCAAGTTATTATAAGTTATTCACAAGAAGAAGAAATAAAAGACTTGACAAAAGATATAAAATGATATAGTATTTAAATATGATTATGCAAAAAAATAAATTACTAAGTAATATAGCCTGCGGATAATGCCATTTTTGGACTGCAGGTTTTTGCTTTTTATGAAAATACGAATTAAGCCGATGTCAATTAACGAGGCATTTCAGGGGAGAAGATTTAAAACTAAAAAATATAAAGAGTATAGAGAAGAATTATACTATCTGCTCCCGAATATGAAAATACCGAAAGGGAAACTGAAAATTGATTTAGAATTTGGATTTTCAAGCAAGAGAAGTGATATAGATAATCCAGTAAAATTATTCCTAGATTCATTGAAAGATAAATACGGAATTGATGACAGTATTTTTTACAAATTAAGTATTAAAAAATTAATAACTAGAAAGGGTAAAGAGTTTATAAATTTTAAAATTAAAAAAATATGAAAAGATACATACATAAAAAAATAATAAAATACAAAAAGGAGCTCGCTTTATCATCTGTAATTTTTGATTTATTATTTTTAAAAAAATTTAATGAGGAGATATTATCAATGGATATAGAGAGTGAGAAGATTAAATTAGACGAGTTAGTATTAAAAATAAAAGAATTAGACAAAAAGAAAAAAGACACAATAAAATTAAAGGACGAAGCATTAAAGATAAGGTCAAAAGTTGAAAATAAGAACGCAGTTGAAAAACAGCTAATGGCAGGAAATAATGTTGCAAGGCAACTTAGATACCAATTAGAATTATTAAAGAGATGGAAAAAATAATAACAATAGATGACGGATCATTATTTGACGGAAAGGTTTCAAAAATATTAGAAAGTTTTGGTTTAAGAGGATTATTCTTTATACCGAATAATTGTGAGATAGATGAGGGTGCTATTAAAAAAATATCAAAGAAGCACGATATAGGAGGGCATACAGTAAGCCACGCATTATTAACAAAGCTAAACGAGAAAGAGCGATTAAAAGAGATTGTTGAAAATAAAAAGTATTTAGAAAATTTAATAGGAAGAAAAATAAAAAGCTTTGCTTATCCTAGGGGCTGGTTTAACAAGGATGTAATTAAGAGCGTTGAGAAAGCAGGATACGAAAGAGCCTATACAATGAAGCTAGGAATAACAAATGTGGGGAATTATAATAAACTTTCACTTCCAAGAACTTTCCATATATATCCAAGAAAAGAATACGACGGATCAATAGTAAAAGCTGGAACAGATTTATACGAAAAAGCAAAAAAGGGAGGATATTTTAATATGGCATTTCACGGATGGGAGATTCAAAAGTTTGATTTATGGGAAGAATTTGAAAAATTACTAGAACACATAAGATGATAAAAATAAAAGTTCCAAGTTTAAATAGAAAAGACTCAGTCGGAGGAGGAAGCACTTTCATCCAAAATCTTAAAAAATTTGAGAAGTTAGGATATAAATTAGTAGATAGCGGAGATTATGATATTTTTTTTATAGCTGGTGCTTCACTGGCAGATCGTGGAGAAGTAGAAAGAGCCGAGGAAGAAAACAAGCCGATAGTTTTAAGGATTGATAATATTTTAGAAGACAGTAAAAACAGAAATACGGGAATGCCTAGACTAAGAGAGTTTGCAGAAAAATCAGAAGTTATTGTTTATCAGACTGAATGGGCGAAAAAACTGATGAAGCCTTATTGTGGAAACCAAGAGGGAGCTGTAATAAATAATGGAGTAGATACGGATATATTTTATCCAAAAAATAATACGAATGAGAATATAAAAGTTTTTTATTCAAAGTTTTCAAGAAATGAAGTTAAGCGTTTCCACGAAGTTCAATATTTTTGGAGAGAATATAATTTAGAAAAAAAAGGAGATGAATTAATTTTAGTAGGGAGATTTGCAGATGATGTAAGAAAAATAAACAATCCTTTTGAATTTCATAACGGAGAAAAATTTAACTATAAAGGAATTTTACAACCAGAAGCAATGGCAGAAGTTATTAGAAGTTGCAATGTAGCTTTTATACCTTATTTTGCAGACGCTTGCAGTAATACTATTTTAGAAATTCAAGCCTGCGGTGTTCCAGTTTTATATAACGCTTATGGAGGAACGAAAGAACTCGTAATGAATGGTAGAGAGATTGATTGGAATAAATCAGCCGTAAAAATGGTAGAGGAAGTTTTAGAAAAAGATTATTTAGATTTTGAAAATTTTAAATTGAGCTTCGGGCTTGAAACAATGTGCCAAAAGTATTATGGATTATTTAAGATTTTATTAAATGAGTAGTTATTCAAGGATACAATTGGAAGATTATTTAAAGCTTATCAATGTAAACACTTATGCTGTTTTAGATATTGGAGGTTCACAAAATTCAATCAAAGGCAGGACAGGCAGTTGGAATGTTAAAGAATATTCAATATTAGATTTAAAAAAACCGCACGAAAATAAAAGGAAGCCTGATTATCATCACGATTTAAATATTTCATTAGAATCAGGGAGAGCTGTAATTGAGAATAAATCAGGCGAGCCAGTTTCTTTGAATAATTATTACGATGTAGCATTTTGTATAGAAGTTTCAGAATATTGGTGGAATCCACTTCAAGCACTTAAAAACATAAATTCATTTTTAAAAAAAGGAGGAATATTATACATATCATTTCATTTTATTTATCCACATCACGAGCCAAATGGAGAGGATTGTTTGAGATATACTTTATTGGGGGCTAGAAAGTTGCTTGAAAAAACAGGATTTAAAATTAAAGGTATTTATCCTAGATATTTTAATAATAAAAACATAGCTGTGAATGTTTACAACAAGGAAAGAATGCGAGGGCTAAATAAAAACAATAATTATGTTCACGAAATTCAAGGAATAGTGGTAGAAGCGATTAAATAAATTTATGCGACTTAATTTAGGATCACATAATAAAGTAGTTAAAGGATATAAAAATGTTGACGCTCTTGATTTAGAGAATGTTGATATTATTCATAATTTAACAGAATATCCATATCCATTTGAAACTGATAGCATAGATGAAATTCTTATGACAGAAGTTTTAGAACACATCAGCTGGAGAGAAACTATAAATGTATTGAGAGAATGCCATAGGATATTAAAGCCAGACGGCAAATTTCATATACAAGTTCCAGATTGTGAGAGTATGATGGAGGCTTATTTTTCAGGAGGAATTTGTAGTAATGTTCCGCATAAACCGCAAAACGAAAAGGAAGTGTTAGATCATAGTTGTGAAAATTGCAAAGGCAAAGGATATGTAAATCCTATGAGGTGGAAAATGGGATTTTTGGGAGCTCAAAAGCACGAATACGATTATCACAGGAATATTTTTACGCCGAGAATTTTAATTGAAAATTTAGAAGAAGCTGGGTTTAATAAAATAGAATTATTAGATGATAAGTTTAAATGGAAAATAAAAATTAATACTTATAAATAATGAAAATATTACAAATAATTGATTCTCCCGTTTGGGCTATAGGAGGATTAGCAGAAACAATAAAAGAGAAAAACGAACATCTAAAAATAAAGATTATAGATATACATCCGAAAGATTTAAGAAATGATGAGAATAAATATGGAGGATTTTTTGATGACGAAGTAAAAAAATTTAAGCCAGACATAATACATTTTCATTATTGGGATTCAGCCGAAACCTTATCACATAGAAAATCTTGCAAAGATATTAAAAAAATACTTACTCATCATAATCAAAAAAACCTTTTATCACACAAGTGGGAAAAGATTGATAATTTAGTTGTTCACACTCAAAAAGCTAAAGAGATTTTAGAAAAAGCAGGACATTGGAATGTAAGCGTAATACAACACGGAATAGATATTGAGAAATTTTATTTTAACAAAGAATATAAAAAAACTGGGAAATACGGATTTGTAGGCAGGGTTTGCAGGTGGAAAGGTCTTGAAGATTGCTTAAAAGTATGTAAGGAATTTGGAAAAAAACTAATAATGATGGGAAGAATAGATAAGGGTGATGTTTGGAGCGAATGCCAAAAATATAAGGATGTAATGGATATAAGATTCGGGACAAAAGATGAGGATCGTGTAAAAGTTTATCACGAAATGGATTTTTATATAGGAAATTCAAGCGATAATATTGAGGAGGGAACATTGTGTTTATTAGAAGCTATGAGTTGCGGAATACCAGTTATAACTACTCCTAGCGGAGAAGCTAAAGACATTATCAAAGACGGGGAAAATGGAATACTAATAAATTTTGAAGATTACGAAAGTTTAAAAAATGGTATTAAAAGATTTTCAAAAATAGAGAAAGCCGAAGTAGATAAAATGAGAGAGAATGCTTGGGATACGGTAAGGCTTATGAATCAGGATATTATGGCAAGAAATTATGAAAAACTTTATTATCAAACACTCCATAAAAAAGATTTAGTTTCAGTTATTGTGCCAACACATAACAGAAAAGATAATTTGATTAAAATAGTTGAGGCTTATAGCAAGCAGATTTATAAGCCAATAGAAATAATAATTTGTGATGATAATTCAAAGGATGAAACCGAATCAATCATTAGAGCATTAAAATCAGCTTTTGATATACCAATAAAATACTTAAATACTAAATATGACGGATATGGATTGGCACACGCAAGAAATATGGGAGTATTCAAAGCCAATGGTAATTACATAGTATTTTCAGATGATAGAATGAAGCCAGACACAATGGCGGTTGAATATTTAGTAAATAATTTAAAACAAAGGAAAGGTTTGAGTGCCGTATGGGGAGATAAAGGAGCGGGAAAAAGAGATTTTATTGAAAACTTTTTTTGCATAAGAAAAAAACATATTAAAGATGCAGGAATGTTTAACGAGAGAATTAACGAATATGGAGGACAGAGTCAAGAGCTAAGGCAAAGATTAAGGAACTTAGGATTTAATTTACAATATGAGCCAGGAGCAAAAGCAAGCCAACTGATAAGGGGAACTTCAAAAAAATCAAAGAGATATGAAATATTTAGAATGAAAAAGAAGTTATGGCTATTAGATAATTAAAAAATAGATTATTTATAGGGGTTGATTGAAGTTTTAATCATCACTTAGGTGGTGGGGTCTCTAGATACTTCAATCTCCCTATAAGTAATTTATAAAAAAAATATGAAAAATGTAGAATTAGGAGGTGGAGAAAATCCACGCAGAAAAAAAGATGGATATATAAATGTTGATGTAATTGAGAATAAGCTAGTAGATAAACAGTGCGATTTTGAAAAAGATAAGTTGCCTTTTAGAAGTGGAAGTGTAGAAGCTATTTTTAGTTCACATTGTTTAGAGCATATTGAAAATACAAAGCTTTTTTTGAATGAATGCCATAGAATTTTAAGTAAAAATGGGAGAGCTAAATTCATTGTTCCATACGGTTTACATCCTGGAAGTCAGAAACCAGTTCACAAACAATGTATTACAGAATGCTGGTTTGATTTTTTAAGGAAAGAAAATGTAGAAAGAATATACGGATATAAAAGATGGAATATAGATACGATGGATTTATTAAAAGATAAGGAGGATAGAATTTATGAAATAAGAATAGTATTAACTCCAATAAAATGAAAGTAGTTTTAATATCACAACAAGGAAGTGGAACTAATTTATTGAGAGCTTTATTAAATTCTAATTGTAATATAGAAATTAATGCAGAAATATTTTCAGATAGATATAAATATAATGACGGTTGGGATAGGAAAGAACCTATAAAAAAATATCTAGACAAATTTTTTAATAGCCATTATGAAGTTAAAGGATTTGACTTAAAATATAATCAAATTACAGACGAAATATTAGATTATATTGAAAAAAATAATATTAAAGTAATTTTATTAAGTAGAGATCCAGCAAGGACATTTTTAAGACATATAAACGAATTATCAAAAAGATCGTTTAAATACGAAGAGGTAATTGAGCATTGTAAAAAAATAAGAGATAACGAAAGAAAAATATTAAATAGATTTGATTGCTTACACATAAGATATGAAGAAATGACATTAGGAAAAGAAATAAAACAATTGCCTATTAAATTTGAAAATAAGATATTAGAATTTTTGAAAGTTGATAATAGATTATATATAAAAAAATTTGAAACAACTAAAGATTTAAAAAGAAGATATTAGAATATGAAAACATTTCTAATTATAATAGCCTGCTTACTCTTCATCTACTTATTCCCAAAAGTAGTTGGGACTGTAATTTATTGGAGTAAGTTTTTAATAAATTTAATATAAGAAATGAAAAAAAAGAAAAGATTAAAAATTTTAGAAACGCCGTGGCATGTTCCACACAACCACGATTTAATGATGGCACTAAAAGATATAGCTGATTTTGATTTACTAATAAATTATACTAGACGCTGGGATGAAAGAAACAGGGAATTGCCAAAGAATGCTAGCTGGGTTATTGATATACAACCAAATAAATATGACTTCGCAATTCTTCACTTAGATCAACAATGCTCAAATTTGAATTTAAATAAGAGCATATTAACTAGGCATATGAAGAAAGTTATTAAAGAGGTTGATCCGAAATTGCCTATTGTATTTATAAATCACGGAACGCCAGTATATCCAGAATTATATCCAGACGCAAAAGCTCCAAATTACATATCAAATAAATTAAGAAAAGAAATTTTATCAGTAGTGGGAAATGATTTTATGGTTGTAAATTCTAAACAATCAGCAAAAGATTGGGGTAGGGGCTATCCAATAATACACGGAATGGATGAAAAAGAATGGATATACAACAAAGACAAAGAGCCAAGAGTTTGCACCTTTGTATCACAAGCTGGAATAGGAGATAAATATTACAATAGAAGCTATTTAGCGGGCTTAATGGAAGTTTTATATGATAAATACGGTATAAGTCTTCAGTGGATAAATACAACTGGTTGTTTCAACGCAAAAAATATTAAAGATTATAAAGAGTTTTTAGGAAAATGTTTAATTTATTTTAATCCGACATTCGCTAGTCCGATGCCACGATCAAGAACAGAAGCAATGCTGAGTGGTTGCTGTATTGTAAGTTTGGCTGGACACGATATTGAAGATTATATCAAAGACGGAGAGAATGGATTTATAGTGCCTAGAAACGACATTAACTTTACGGCAGAGCTTATAAAAAGATTACTAGACAATTATGAATACACAAAAGAGGTAGGAAGAAAAGGAAGAGAAACAGCATTGAAACATTTTAATAGAAAAAGATATGCGGAGGATTGGAAAAAATTTATAAAAGAAGAACTAAAAATATGAAAATATTTATATTATTAATTTTTTCTTGGGTTATTATTAGAGCTTACTTTGATATTAAAGACGCTTATAATGATTATAAGAATAATTAAAAAAATATGAAAAGGAAAATATGCTTTCGTGTTTGGGATAAAGAAAGAAAATTTATGCTTCCTGCTGAGCAGATACTTCATATAGAATTTAATAAAAATGGTGTTAATTGGATAGGAGGATGGGTGCAAGAACCTGATCCAGATGATAAGAGTATTCCAATACAGGCGTTAATTCAAATAGATAATTTTATTCTTCAACAATACACAGGACTTAAAGACAAAAACGGAAAAGAAATTTATGATGGAGATATTATTGAGGTTAAAGGAAAGGGTTTAGTTTGGGAAACACTTAAAGTTAAATGGGGTCGGGTAGGATGGGAAATGTGTAATAAGGGATTGGTATGTTATGACTTGTGGGACGTGAGCGATGAGATTGAAATAACAGGAAATATTTATGAGAATAAAAAACTTTTAAAATCATAATATGAAAATAGGATTTTTATTATTCGAATGCTATCATCAGAAAAGAGATATTGGGTCTTCAAGAATAAGGGGACGCTGGATAATTAGAGAATTTAAAAAGCTAGGAATAGAAGCGGAGATATTTAAGCAAGGAGCAATGTATGATGTTGTGGTTTATCAAAAAGTATACTGGAAAGAACACGCCAAAAATTTCAAAGGATTAAAGATTTTAGATATATGCGATCCCGATTGGCTGGACGGAATAGACATAGTGAGCATACTAAAATATATTGATGTTATTACAGTCAGCAGTTTAGAGTTAAAAAAAGAAATTGAAAAATTTACAGATAAGCCTGTATATTTTATAGATGACGGAATATTAAAACTTGAAAAAAGAAAGGAACATTCAGGAAAGACTAAAATGTTATGTTGGTTCGGATATTCAGGTAATTTTAAAGTAGTAGAGCCAGCTTTGATGAAAATAAAAAAGCTGGGATTAAAATTAAGAATAATAAGTGATGGAAATTTAAATACTGGAATATGTAAAGTTGAAAATATAAAATGGGAAAAAGAAACTGCAAATAAATATATCAAGGAATGCGATATGTGTTTATTGCCAGACGGATTAAGCGGAAGATTTATTTATAAAAGCCAAAACAAAACATATCAATCTTGGGCTTTAGGATTACCAGTAGTTAAAACACCAGATCAATTAGAAAAATGGATAGACGGAGAGGAAAGAGAAAAAGAAAGTATAAAGAGGCATAAAGAGGTAGAAAAGAAATTAGTAAAATATAGAGCTAAAGAATTGCTGGACTTGTTGGTAAAACACTTAATTAAAAAATATGAAAATAAAAAAGAAAAAGTTAAATCATAGACAAGAAAGATTCTGTAAACTATATGCAACAGATAAAGAGTTTTTTTGTAATGGAGTTCAAAGTTATATAGAAGCATACGATATAGATGTAAATAAAAAAGGTGCTTATAACGGGGCTAGGGCGAATGCATCAGAGCAACTAACAAAGACTAACATTTTAGAGAGAATAAACGAGCTAATAGAGGAGAGCGGTTTAAATGATGCTTTTGTAGATAAGCAACTTTTAAAAATGATTAATCAAGATGCTGATTTTAAAGTTAAAGTTTCTGCTATTAAAGAATATAATGTTTTACAGCAAAGAATAAAAAGAAAATTAGAAATAGAGACTGATCAAGAAACTAAGGATGCTTTGGTCGGTATAATTGATAAATTAAATGAAAAAGTATGAATCAATTAGAGAACTGGTTTCAAGTATTTTTAAAGATGACGAGCAAAAGCCATTAATATTATCATACGGGCAGATTGACATTTTCCTTTCAATATTTTTAAGAGATAATAAAAGAGTTCAGATAATAGCTCCTACACAATATGGAAAATCAAGCACAGTAGCTTGTGCGATTATATTAAGAAGTCAAGCTAAAAAGGAAGAATGGGGAATAGTTGCAGGAAGCCAGCCGAAAGCTGATATTATAATGCAAAAGGTTTTACAGCATACCTTTGATAACACAGATATATACACACAGCTAGAGTTAGATACAAATGAGCCATTAGAAAGAATTAAGAGGGAAAGAAGCAGGAAAAGGATAACTTGGAAAGGGGGAGGGGAGATCAGGACATTCACAGCCGATAGCAGGAATAGGCAGAAAGTTAAAGAGGCATTGATGGGTTATGGTTGTCCGAATGTAGTAGAGGACGAATCAGCGTTGATTGAGGACGATTTACATTCAACAGTAATGAGAATGTTAGGAGGACATAACGGAGGGTTTTTATTGAAGATTGGGAATCCAACATATAAAGATTCGCCGAATAGACATTTTTATAAAAGTTGGAATAATCCGAATTATAAAAAAGTTTTTATAGATTACAAGCAAGCATTGAAAGAGGGAAGATATTCGCAAGAGTTTATAGACGAGATGAGAATTGAAATGAGCGATGAGTTTTTTAGAATTTATTATGAATGCTTATTTCCAAAAGAGGAAACTATCGACAAGCAAGGTTATTACAGATTATACAATGATTTATTGTTAAAAAATGTTTTTGAAAATTTAGAATTAGAGGGGGATTTAAGATTAGGGTTTGATATTGGTGAGGGAGGAGATGAGAATGTAGGAATATTAAGAGGTAAAAATTTTGCGAAAATTATTCACAAGTCAAGGATTAAAGATTTGATGGCGACAGTGAATGAGATTAAAAAGATCATTGATAAATATAAATTAAATCACGGCAATGTTTTTATAGATGCAATAGGAATAGGAGCAGGGGTTTATAACAGATTGAAAGAACTGGGATACGATATTGTTCCTGTTAAGTGGAGCGAAAAAGCTTTAGGAAAATATAATGAAACGAGAGAGTTTAAAAACTTAAAAGCGGAAAACTTTTTCAATAGTGCAAGGTGGTTAAAAGGCGGAGGAAGATTAGAAATATTAGACGATTGGAATGAGCTAAGAGATATAAAATGGAAAGAGGATACTGATGGGACAATGAAAATTAAAAGCAAACAAGAAATGAGAAAGGAGGGAATAAAATCTCCAAATGTTGCAGATGGACTAGCATTAACATTCAACAGAAGCACAGAAGAAGAAGCTCCAAAGATTTATATAGTTTAGTATTGTGTTTTTTTGATTAGTATGATATAATGTAATAAATATTTTAAAATATGAATATACTTGAAAGATTAAATAGTTTTTTTCCAAAATATAAAGGAAATGAAAAAGAAATTGAATTAAAAAAAGAGGATCCCGTAGAAGCAATAACTCCCATTTACAAAGAGATATCTCCAGAAAGAAATTTGGAGAAGCTTTTGGAAGAGGGAGTTTTTAGTTGGTCTTTTATGGCAATGAATGCAATCGCAGAAGAAATAATGTCAATGCCTTTGAGATTATTTAAGAAGAACGGAGAAGAAATAAAAGCACACGCAATATTAAATTTAATAGATAAGCCGAACGAATTGCAAACTACTACTCAGTTTTTTTGGCAGATTATAATGGTATATTTGGCTACGGGAGAAGCTCCGATTTTGACGAATGGAAAGAATCCAACTAATATGACTTTGATAAATCCGAATAAGCTAAAGATGAATTTTTCAGGAGGAAAGATTGATTATTACGAATACACGCAAAGCAATGGAACAATAATGAGAATAGAAAATCCAGAAGAATTAGTTTTCTTAAAAATTCCAACGCTTATAAATCCATTCAGGGGTCAGGGAAGATTGAAATACATTTTAAAGACTTTAGATTTAGATGATTTTATGGAAAAGTATTTAGTTAATTTCTTTTTTAACGATGCTACTCCCGGGGCTGTATTGCAAACAGATAAGGAATTAAATCAGGGAATAGTAGATAGATTAAAACAGCAATTTAAAACAAAATACACAGGAGTAAAAAATTCACACAAACTAGCCATATTAGAAAAGGGATTAAAGTGGCAAGAAACTTCTAGCAAGATCAGCGAAATGCAATTAAGTGATGAGCAGAACGAAATAAGAAATAAAATATTAGCTGCGTTCAAAGTTCCAAAATCTATATTAGGAATCACTGAAGATGTAAATAGAGCAAACGGAGAAAATAGCGATCGTGTATTTTCAAAGAGAGCGGTAAAGCCAATATTAGTAGCAGTGGAAGAACAATTAAATACATTCTTATTGCCATTATTTGCAGGAACGGAAAATATGGAATTGGTTTTTGACGATCCAGTAAAAGAAGACCAAAAATTAAAGGCGGAGATATACGAGATTTATGCAAGAAATAATATAATGACTGTTGATGAAATTAGAGAGGAGCTATCACTAGAATCAATAGAAACAGAAGAAGAGGAAGAAGAGGAAGAAGAAAAAAAAGTTAAAAATAGCGATCCAATTAAAGATTTAGTTTCAGAGTTATTACAAGCGGAAAGCAATAAGCTAAAGAAAAGATTTACACATAAAGAAGTTTCAAATTTCCACGATGAAAAGATATTTAATAGCAACGATATTGAGGCAAGATATAAAGAAAAGCTAAAGAGTATGTTTAGACTTTTTGGCAGGAATATAGTAAAGCAGTTAGAAGTAAAAACAAAAAAACAATTAGAAAATTTTAACTTTCAAAGCGAAGAACAAAAACAGATAACTGCTGAAATTTCAGCTCCGTTCATAGAAGAGGCATTGATAAGACAGAGTAGTTTGACTTACGCATTTTTAGGGTTGCAAGATACATTCAAACCGCAAGATAAATTTGTAGTTGATTTTATAAAAAATAGAACACTTAAATTAGGAACGTCAACTTCTAAAACTACAAGAGATGCAGTTGAAAGAATTTTAAGGGATTGGACAAAAGAAGAAGAATCAGTGGCAGATTTAAAAAAGAGATTAAAACTTTATTTCAATGAAACGAAAAGAAGCGACACCATAGCTAGAACGGAAGTTAGCAGGGCTAGCGGAGAAGCTACTGGAAAAATTTACAAAGATGTAGGGGCAGTAGGAAAGCAATGGATTACGGCAAGAGATGAAAGAGTATGCGAATTTTGCAGATTGATGGATGGCAAGATAGCACCGATCAATAGAAACTTTTGGTTAAAAGGGCAAACTATGATTGGAGAAAACGGAGGCAAGCTGAGTTTTGGTTTTGAGGGGATAAAACAATTTCCATTACACGCCGATTGCCGTTGTGATTTAATACCAATTTTTGACAAATCAGAATTAAAGGGAGTTAATTATCATAAACTGAATAAGCAAAGATTAGAAGAAATTGAAAACAAAAAGCTTAAAGAAAAAGAAATAAAAGAAAAAGAATTAGAATTAAAAGAAAGAGAAAGAGAAATAGAAATAGATGTAAAAAAGATTGATAAAATTTACGAAAATCTAGATGAAAAAAGAAATAAAAGAAAAAATAAATAAAAGATTAAAAGATGCAAAAGAGCTAAAAGATGAAAAAGAAAGAATAAAAGCTTATAAAATGTCAGCCGAATCTGTTAAAAACGATTTATTAAAAGAGATCGTTAAAAGATTAGATATTTTAAAAAAAAAAGATAGGGACGATTTTTATAAGTTCATTAAAAAGTCAGGGATAGATGCCGATACCTTAAAAGGTTTAGATGTAAAAAGTTTTGCGAAAAATAAACATTTGCACGATAACTATTTAGAGTTAAAAAAGTTTTTGAAGTTTAACGATGAGTTAAAAGATTACAAAAAAGATACAGCAAGAGAGGTAAAAGGATTAAAGAGAGATGGAAGTAAAATTATAAAAAATATACAGCAGTTTGTAATTGCAATTGAAAAAAAGTTTTTTAAAAAAATAATAGAATTGAAAGAGGATGTAAAAGAAAGCAAAAAGCAGATAATAAAAAAACACAGTGAGCTAGATGAATTGAATTGGAAAGACGCAGGGCATATTATTGATGAAGATTTAGATTTAAAAGAATATAAGATTTTTAATTTAGGAGATCCAGAAAAAAACAAAGATGCTGTAAACAAGGAATATGTTGATAGGATAATTCAAAGAGTAGCAAGGATAGCTGGAAGTCCGACAACTCCAGTATGGTATACAAGGGCTGAGGTAGATGCATTGATTGGAGCTGAGAACTGGGATAGAGTTGGGACAGTGTTAAGTCCACACAATGCAGGGGATAGTATTGATATGGGTGCTGGAACAGATATAAATGAGTTTTCAGTTGATGGAACACTGTCAGGCGATTCAGATGACGCAGTGCCTACAGAAAAAGCGGTTAAAACTTATGTTGACGCTCAAGTGGCTGTTGAAAATCTTTGGGATAGAGTAGGAACAGAAATAAGGACGCATAATGCAGGTGACGATTTATTAATAGACGGAGAAATAAATGCAGGTGGTGATATAAATGCCTCAGCTAATGGTTCAAGTCAAGCAGATCCTAGAGTATTTGGTTATAAAGATTTAAGTTCAGGAGAAGCTTGTAGATTTCAATTCGGAGATGAACATAATGGACTACAAAATGCTTATGCTGAAAATTGCACGCTATATTCTTATTGGACATTAGTTTTGATGGGAGGCAGGCAAAATCACGATGATGTATTCGCTGCACCTGCTTTTACTAAATATACGGATGTAGGAGTGTTAATTGATACAGAAAGAGATATTACGGCAGATCCGACAGTAGCTCCTGGAAGTTTAATTGAAACGGCTGCGATAAGAGGCTGTGCAGACCAAACGACCAACTTATTATCTTTTAGAGATAGTGCCGATAATAAATTATCAGTATTCACTCATGACGGTAGCTTGGGATTAGGAACAGATACGCCAGCGACAAGATTAGAGGCATTATCAACAGATACACAATTAAGATTAACGCACACAGACGGAATAGATGAATGTGATTTTTTTGTAAATAGTGATGGAGAGATAATAATAATGCCGACTGCTAGAACTATATGGCTAGGAGATGGAACAGCAGGAGATGCTACATTTGGATTTTTTGGAAACACTTCGGTAATGGATATTTTTCACGATGATAGTGAGGGAATTTTAGATATATCTTCTCACGCCAATATAGGAACAAACTGTTTAAGAATAAAATCAGACGGAGAAGTTAATTTGATAGGGACAGCGAGAGTTAAAAAGAAAATATATATTGGAGCGAATGGAATAAAAGCTCCAGGAGCTAAACCAGCTACTTTTGTAGAAGACGGATTGACTGGTTGCTGGGAGTTTGCAGATGCCATTGAAGCAAATCAAGAAAGTGTAAGTGGAACATTTTTAATTCCAGCTGATATGGACAGAACCATTCCCATAATCTTGAATATAGGCTGGCACGCAAATGGAATAAGTCCTGGAAATTGTAAATGGCAATTAGAGTATTTATGGAGAAGTCCCAATGAAAGCGTTGGAGCGGCCGCTCAAGAAACTTTGACAGTAGTCAGCACAGCTTCTGCAACAAGTGAAGGATTAGTTTTAGCAGAGATAACTGGAATTGACTTACCAAGTGCGACAGACGCGGCTTTCTTCTGGAAAGTAACCAGATTAAGCGGAGATGTGGAGGATACAATTTCAGCAGTAACTCATTTGAGAGGACAATTTGTGGAATACACGGCAAATAAATTAGGCAAGTCTGGGTAAAGCTACTTGACAATGATAATGAATAGATTATAATTAAGATATAAATTTTAATTATAAAAATATGAAATGTGTTATTTGCGGAAAAGAATTAGTGAGAAACCAAAAGAAAACTTGTAGCTGGAAGTGTAGAGGAAAGTATAGTAGGTCTTTTGTAAAAACTCCGTGGAACAAAGGAAAGAAAATGTCAAAAGAGTTTTGTAAAAAAATCAGTGTATCACATAAGGGAAAACATTATTCACCAAAAACAGAATTAACATCAGCACGAGTGAAGAAAATGTGGCAAGACCCAGAACACAAAAAAAGTGTTTCTGAAAAAATAAGTAAAGCAAATAAAGGAAGAAAATTTTCTATAGAAACCAGAAAAAAAATGAGTAAAGCTCAAACAGGAGTTGTCAAGCCTAGAGGAAAGGATAGTCCAAGTTGGAAAAAAGATGATTTAACTTATACAGGAGTGCACGCAAGAATTAGACGAGAATTTGGCGAGGCTATAATATGTGAGCATTGTGGAACAACAACAGCAAAAAGATATGATTGGGCAAATAAAGACCACAAATATAGTTTAGATAAAAAAGATTGGATGCAGTTATGTAGAGGATGTCATCAGAAATATGATTATAAAATGGGGTTTAGAAAAAGATAAATTAGGTAAAGCAACTTAAATAAAAAACTATGTTATTATTTTGTCCAGAATGCAATAATTTAATAAAGAAGACATTTGATAAAAGAGATGAGGGTGAAACGATTGTTTTGACTTGTGATAAATGCAAGTGTAAAATAAGTTATTATATAAAATACAAAGCATATTCAAAAATTATAGAAAAAAAACTTGACAAATAAAATACAATGATTTAGAATATAAATAACATTAGAGATTACGAAAGCTCTTATTGGCTCTTATTGCCTCTGAGGGCTTTTTTTATTTTTAATTAAAAAACAATGATCACAAAATTGAAAGGAGTTTTAACAAAAAAAGAGGGAGAAATATTAGGAATAGCTTCAACGGAAAATCCAGATAGGGACGGAGAAGTTATTAAAATAGACGGATGGGATTTAAAAAATTTCAAAGAAAATCCAGTTATAATGGCAAGCCACAAGTGGCAAGATTTTCCTATTGGAAAAGCTACAAAAATTGCGATTGAAAAAGGCAAGCTAGTTTTTAGTATGATGCTTTCAGAAGCAACAGAAGAAGCTAAGAACGCAAAGCAATTAATAAACGAGGGAATATTGAAATCTTTTTCTGTTGGTTTTATTCCGAGAGAAAGAGATGAAAAAAATAACAATATTATAAAAGAAGCGGAATTATTAGAGATAAGTTTAGTTTCAATACCAGCCAATCCAAACGCAGTAGTATTAGCAAAAAGTTTGGATGATAATAAAATGGCTGATTATATATACAGGGAATTTAAAGATATGATTAAAAAAAGCTCCTCCGAAGTCGGAAACGACAAAAAAAACGGAAAGATAGGGGCTGGTCGAAAAATAGATGTAGACGCAGAATTTATGCGTTCAGTAAGGAAAGCAACTGGCGATCTGCAGAATCTATGCAAAGAACTTAAAAAGAAAGGAGGTGCTAAGAAATGAAGAAAAAAGAAGCAGAAAAAAAAGCAGAAGAGATATCAAAAGCATTCGCAGATGGTTTAAAAAGCATTAAAGACCTTATAAATGAGAAAGAGAAAGCAA